ACTTATCGCCGGACTGAGATACATCATAAAACTTGAGAATCTGCCCATTGTGTCGCGCCTCGACAAGATGGAGTCTCAGTTAGAATTAGCCCTCTCAGCAAAGGTGGCTAGAAATGGCAACAAGAAAACGCGTTAAAAAACCAGTTAAGAAGGTGGCGAAACGTCGCAAAACGACGAAAGAGCCAATCCTTACCAAGCTGGATTTCTGGGCTATTGCTGCCAAAGAAGTGTATGACGCTTGCCGCAAAGCCGGAATGGACGAAGGCACAGCTTTAGCCTTTGCGATGGATAGAAGCTCTTATCCCGATTGGATTGTTGATCCGAGCGACCCCATAAAGAATCCGCTCGATGATTGGGAAGAGGACGACTAATTTACCTTCGCGAGGTGGAACTCTTTGAGGCGCTTAAGTCGGTTTATCCGGACTTAACGCCAGTCTCACCGACCGACCGGCACGACGGCATTACCAACGATGCTTATATCGAGATGAAGTGCCGCCGCACGCATTACCCCAGCCTCTTGATTGAAAAGAAGAAGTGGGATTATCTCGCCGAAATAAGGGCTAGAACGGGCGCCAGAACCCTCTATATCAACTCCACCCCACAAGGGGTCTATCAGTTCGATTTAGGGGCTATAAACGAGCCTGAGTGGCAATTAAAGGCCCTTCCAGCCAAGACTGATTACCCCAATGGCGAGAAGGTTCAGAAACTCTGTGGATTCTTGGACTTGCGACACTCCGAACTCTTACTTGTATAAATCCATTTAATTAAATACATTTATCCCGTAAATCCATTTAAGGATTACAGAACGGGAGAGTAAGTGATAAATAATCCAGTAGTAATTCGATTTGATTCTACTTCTGGCGCTTGGTCTGATGGTAAAAATTACGTCAAGGGCCAAATAATTAGACGCTACGCAATCGAATCGCTAGGTAGAAAATCAGTAAGAGGGCGACTGAGCAGAGAAGAAATCTCAGCTTATTGGCTTGATCGTTATGGGGTGAACGCCGATGTTCAATGAAGGCGTTTTCTTCGCTATTTATTGCTCAACACTATGGCTTGGGTATCGCGTTTATGTGAGCATCAAAGCCAAAGCTTTTAACGAGGGATACAAGAGAGGTCGGGCGAGCATAAATGTCAGAGAGATCGTTAAGTGACTGGCTCTCGGACGCTGGTAACACCCTCGATGACAGGGGGCTTGAATATGGCGACCCGAGGCACAATCTTTTACGCATTTACAAAATCGCGAGACAACTCGGTGTTCAGCTCAGAGACCCATCTGACGTGGCGCTTGTGTTTATCGCAACAAAACTATCAAGAATGGTGGAGAGTCCAGAGCGCGAAGATTCGTATCTCGATCTCATTGGATACGCCACTATCTTATCTTTTTGCCGATTCAGTTCACCAGAAGATTGGGACGACATTGAGCTTGACTCGCAATCATAATCAGCATCAATGGTGCGACTACTGCAAAATGCGCTGGGGACAAATGAAAGATGGGACTTGGCATCATAAAGCCCAAGTGCCAGCTGTATGGAAGGTGCAATCTGAAACGCCAACTAGGCGAATGCAGGTGCGCTTTTACTGCCAACCTTGTGCCAACGAGGCACAGAACTGGCCAGACGGAACGTTTTGGTCATTAAAAGAACAACTAGAAGCTGCGATAGATGATTTCGCAGGTAGGGAGCAATTAGATGTCAAATTATCTTGATGATTATGTAAGTGTGCAGGATCGCTTAAAGGAGTTCATAAATGCCTATCCGGACTATCGGATTAAAACGCACGTCTTGGAAGAATCGCTTACTCCTAATTGCGATGTCTATATTGTTAAGACTGAGTTATACCGGACTGAAGCTGACGCTGCGGCTTGGACAACTGGTCTATCGTCGGAATCAAAGCAGAAGCAATACGCCCTCGAATTGGCGGAGACTGGAAGTTTGGGACGCGCACTTAACCTCGCTGGGTACTTTGCTAAACCTAACCAAACGCCTAAGAAGCCAATTCAAACAACAAAGCCAGCTCTTGCTGAATTCGTCAAAGAGCAAAGACCAAACGACCCTGAGCCGATTGTCTGGGATGTCAGCGCTATTGCGGAAGAACTCGGAGCCGAAGTAATTGATGAGATTCCTATCTGCAATCACGGCCCGATGATTCTCAAACAAGGCAGCAAAGAGGGTAAGGAGTATCGAGGCTGGGTTTGCACCGAGCGCGATAAGTCCCGTCAATGTCCGGCTAAATGGATGAAAATCGGATCAGATGGCAAGTGGGCGTTTCAGAAGTGATTAATGAAATGCACCCGTTCAAATGTGGGCCTTGCAAGAAGGTGACGCCGCATCACTATATAACCAAGTATGAGTCAGAGATTGAGCCTGATGCTTGGGTCTGGTTGATGGAGTGTCAGAATTGCTTTGAGCAGCGCTTATTTGATCCAATTGACAGGGTGATTAGTCGAGAAGATGAGATAACGCGCTGCGACCAATGCGGCAATTACAAGATGAAGGCAGCTAAGTGTCGAATCTGTAAAATAGCCGATGGGCAAGAGCGTATTAAAGAGCGCTATTGGAACGGCAATTCCACCTTAGAAAGGTTCATTGATGCCGACATATGATTTCGAGTGTCCCAGTTGCAACGACGTAATTGAGCAGTATTTCCATATTTACGTTGATCCGAAGATTAACTGCGGCCATTGTGGAGTCGAGATGAGAAAGCAATTCAAGGCAACGCCAGCGCACTTCAAAGGGGATGGTTGGGCTGGTAAGAAGTAATGGCTAAGCCTCATTCACTTAAATACATAAAGCAGCTACTTGAGTGGGGCTTTGACAAAGAATTTATTGCCCGAGATATGGGGGTAAATTTAGCATCATTAGAAGTCCGGTTAAACAGAGCAAAGAAAAGGGAGCAAGATGGCAATCAAGGATCTAAGTCTGAAACTAGCGGCGATTAGCCTGCTGGCAGACCAAGCAAAGCGCCTTAAGGATGAACTGAGGGCTGAGTTACAAGCTGAGATGAATCAACTCGGCGCTGATCGAGTAAAGGCTGAATTAGGCGATGAGGTGGTTGCCTACATAACGACCAGTAAGCCGAAGTTCAAGTGGGTCGTTAAGTCGGATAAGAAGTTTATTGATTGGGTGAAAGCCAATGTCCCAAGTGAAATAGTTGAATCGGTAAGGGACTCGTCAGTTGATGCGATATTGGATAAATTCAATTATGTTGATGAGTTAGTTATTGATCCTAATGGTGAGGCGATAGATTGGTTGGAAGGTAGCCAGTCAGAGCCATTTTTAATGACGAAGTTTCACGGAGATGGACGTGAGAAGCTAAGAGAAGCCATAATTGGATTAAATGGAAGCCAAGAGATTGATGTGAGGAAAGTATTGGAGTTGGAATGATTGATGAGATATATCCAATTAGGAGATCCATCGATGACCACGTTGATTCAATAGAAGATAATATATCTATTTAGAAAGGCTCTGACCTGCACTTATGTTAACCTACTTGACAAGCGTAGTACCATCTCGCCATAGCGCGGGCGCGGAGCTGGCCCTAAAGCGGAGGTTGAGGGAGGGCCATTGTCTTCGCCTGATGGCTACGACGTTAATAACAGCTCTACTATTGATAATAAATACAACGCCATCAAAAGCAGATATGAATCTAAAGCTTTATGCTTATAACCTACTTACTTGGCGAGAATTTCAATGCTTTAACTGGCTTATTCATAATGAATCCAGATGGAATCCAAAGGCTAGGAATGGCTCTCACTATGGGCTGGGCCAAATGCGTTCCACTTGGTACAGAGATCTAAGCCCACAAGCTCAAATCAAAGCTTCAATCAAATACATTCATCACAGATACAAAGATAGTTGCGATGCGCTTAATCATTTCGAACGCAAAGGCTGGCATTGAGTAAGCGCTACCATTCTGCGTACTATCAGCGAGTCCGTAAAGAAGTATTGGAACGCGATTACTACACTTGCCATTACTGCGGCCAAGAAGCCAACACAGTAGATCACGTGATACCAATAAGTAAGGGCGGCACAGATGAAGCGACGAATATGGTTGCAGCTTGCATCAAATGCAATAGTGGTAAACGCGATCGTATGACCCCTACCTTTTTTGTGCGCACACCGAAACCCACGACCCCCATCGGGAAGATTTTCCCTGAAAATGGCTCGGCTGTGCATTATTTGGAAGAAAATGGAATTTAATGGAGCAATCCACAGAGATCGCCCGAGTTAGGGACGAATCGGCTTACCGAGGTGTGCCAAACCCTCGAATTCACACAAAACTGAGCGATTTACCCTCTCACGGCGAGCAAATGATTAAGTTTTGCGAGGAAATCGGCTACGAACTGCTGCCTTGGCAACAATGGCTGGCCCATCACTCGCTTAAATACAAGCCGGATGGCAGATGGGCGCACCCAGTTATTACCCTTTTGTGCGCACGTCAGCAGGGCAAATCAACGTTTATGGCGCTTCAAATCTTGTTTAGAATCTACGTTTTGAAAGAAAAATTACAAGTCCATACCGCTCACAAGCTCACAACCTCAGCTGAATTGTTTTACAAAATCTACGGAATTATCGAGCAGACTCCCAGACTAGCCGCCGAATTTACTAAGAAGCTGGAAAGTAAGGGATTTCAAGAATTGCAATTTACTGAGGGCCGACGATATATCGTCCGAGCTAATAACTCAGCTGGTCGAGGTATTGCCGCCCCTGAAACTATCCACTTAGACGAGGCTCGCGAATATAAAGACGAGGATGTGTGGTCTGCCTTGCGTTATACCCAAATGGCTAGCCCAAATCCTCAAATATGGGTTTATTCAAATGCTGGAGATCAGCACTCAATAGTCCTAAACAAATTACGCGAGCGAGCCTATGCTGCTATTCACGGCGGCTCTGATGATATTGGTTGGTTCGAGTGGTCGGCTCCTAATGGGATTAAATTCGACAACTCATCAGACTTCTGGCTAGGTGTGTCTCAAGCCAATCCGTCACTTGGCTACACAGTCCATCCTGACAATATCCGAGCCGTCTTGTCAGACCCCGAAGATATTGTGCGCACAGAAGTTTTATGTCAATGGGTTGATACCATCAATCCAGTCATTAACCCTTCTCAATGGGAATCTTGTCGAGTCGAGGGTCTCAGACTTGATCCCGAGAAAGACACTTGGCTGGCTATTGATCTCAGTCCGGATAGAAAGCAAGCGGCGCTAGTCGCTAGTCAGAAGCTCGAGGGAGATCAGTTCCAAGTCATACTTCTGCAGACTTGGCACAATCCGTCTAATCTCGACGACAAGTCTCTGGCTAACGATTTAGCCGATTGGGTGCGTAAGTATCCGGTCCAACTCGTTGCCTATTCAGCGAGAACCGCTTCAGCCGTTGCTGCGCGATTAGCACCGGCAGGAATTCGGACTGAGCCGATAGATGGTCTTGACTACGCCCAAAGCTGTGATGAGTTACTGGGAGCAATCTCATCTCAGCGGTTAGTTCACTCGGGACAAGATGAACTGACTAAACAATGCCTATCCGCTGTCAAGTTGCCTTTCGGTGACGGCGGATGGGTAATGGGCCGCAAAGTCTCAAATGCAATTATCTGTGGAGCAGTTGCCTCAGCTATGGCGACTCACTTCGCCACAAAATCAAACGATGGCGTAGATATAGTAATTATGTAGCACAGACCCTTTACAATAAAGGCTCAATGGGTGCTATCAGAGATTTCTTCTTTCCACAAGTAACAGCGCAAACGCCGCAAAAGGTTAGCGACGTAACCGCCGCATTAACTCCGGTGCAAATCACCGATTCTGTTTATAACATTCTTGGTGGCGCTACAAATACGACTCGCCAATTGGCTATGAGCGTTCCTTCAGTTGCTCGCGCTAGAAATATCATTTGCGGAACTATTGGATCATTGCCATTAACAACTTTCAATCGCATCACAGGACAATACGTTGATCCTCACCGCGTTATTAATCAACCAGATCCTCGAGTTGCTGGCTTTGTCATTTATAACTGGCTTGCTGAAGATATTTGGCTATATGGCGTCGGTTATGGACAAGTTCTTGAAATGTATTCAACGACCGATGGCGGTCGCGTCAGAGCTTGGACTCGCGTAAGCCCTGAGCGCGTCACAGTTGATACAGATTTCCGTAATACAGTAATTGAATCTTACAAAGTTGATGGAATGGCTGTTCCTAATTCTGGAGTCGGCTCACTCATTCGCTTTGATGGCCCAGATGAAGGGTTGTTGCATCGCGCTGGCAAAACAATCAGCGCAGCTGTGTATCTTGAAAACGCAGCGGTTAATTACGCCAAAGAACCTAACCCTTCAATGATTCTTAAGAGCAATGGCACAAACTTAACTGCTGAAAGAGTTTCATCGCTTCTCAGCGCTTGGCGGACAGCTCGTCAATCTCGCTCAACGGCTTTCCTCAATGCAGATGTTGATCTCAAAGAATTTGGCTTCGATCCAAAATCATTACAACTTGCCGAGGCTCGTCAATATGTGGCTTTAGAATTGGCTCGGGCTTGCGGAATCCCAGCCTACTTCTTGAGCGCCGAAACGACTTCGATGACTTACTCTAACGCTGTGTCTGAGCGGCGCTCACTAGTTGATTTCTCACTTCGCCCAATACTTAAGGCAATTGAGGAACGCCTATCACTTCCGGACTTCGTTCCAAACCCTGTGATGGTGCGATTTGCACTTGACGATTTCCTACGCGGCAACGCTTTGGAACGCGCTCAAGTTTATGAGATTTTGAACCGCATCGGCGCGATGAGCATCGAGCAGATTCAGAGAGAGGAAGATTTAATCCCTAATGAAAATTAAGATGCCTATGGTCGTAACTGCGGCCGATACAGTAAAGCGCACAATTAGCGGAACGATTGTCACTTGGAACGAGCAGGGTAACACCTCAGTCGGGCCAACAGTTTTCGCAGCTGACTCAATCGAGATGAAGCCAGTCAAACTGCTTCTTGAACACGATCGCACTCGTCCAATTGGCAAGTTGATGAGCCACGAAGTAACTGCCAATGGAATTGTTGCAACTTTCAAAATTGCCAACACAATGGCTGGCGAAGATGCGCTAGTTGAGGCAACCGAAGGCCTACGCGATGGATTCAGCGTCGGCGCACAAATTAACGAGTGGACAAATAACAAGGGAACGATGCTTATTACCTCAGCAACCCTTGATGAAGTTTCTCTTGTAACTGATCCAGCAATTGACAGCGCTCGCGTTAGCGAAGTCGCAGCTTCCGAAAACGAAGCACCCAAACAAGATTCTGCTCCGGCAACCGCTGAAGCAGAGAACCCAACCGAAGGAGAACAAGTGTCAGACACTACCGCTCCTGCTCCTGCCGTAGAAGAAGCGGTAGAAGCAGCTAAAGTAGAAACTGTCTCGGCTTCACGCCCAGCTTTCTACACAACACCTCGCCTTGAGTTTACTAAGGCAAAATATCTCGAGAATAGCGTTCGCGCTAAGCTCGGTGATGATGCTGCACGTCAATACGTTATGGCTGCAGATGACACCACAAGCAACAACGCTGGTCTCATCCCAACCCGTCAATTGACCGAAATCATCAACCCACTTTCAAATGCAGATCGCCCAGCTGTTGATTCAGTTTCTCGCGGCGTTCTACCAGATGCAGGAATGACTTTTGAAATTCCTAAAATCACAGCAGTCCCAACAGTCGGCGAAGAAGCAGAAGCAGCCGCAATTGATGAAACTGGAATGACCAACGAATTCCTTTCAGTATCGGTTAAGAAGTATGCTGGCGGACAGACTTTCTCCGTTGAACTTCTTGATCGTTCTTCACCAGCGTTCTTTGATGAACTCGTTCGTCAAATGGAGTACGCATACGCAAAGGCAACCGACGTTGCAGTTGTAACCGGCCTAATCGCTGGCGGAACTGACGGCGGAAACCGCACTCTTGACGCTGCAGGACTTCTTGATTTCGTATCCGATGCTGGCGTTTCAATCTACGCTGGAACTCTCGGCTTCGCACAGAACATCATTGCATCACCTCAGCAATGGGGCGCAATTCAGAACCTTGCTGATAACGGACGTCCAATTTATCAGAACTTGATTGGCAATATGAATCAAGGCGGTAACCTCTCCGCTGGTTCAGCTGTTGGAAACCTTCTCGGCTTGAACTTCCGCGTTGATCGTAACCTCACAACAGGTTCCGGAGTTGGCGACAACACCATTATCGTAATCAACCCAGACGCATACACTTGGTATGAGTCCTCACGCTTCCGTCTCCAGACAAACGTTGCCCTCAATGGTCAAATCGAAGTGGCTTACTACGGCTACGGCGCATTGGCTACAAAGGTTGGCGCAGGTGCTTACCGCTGGATGGTTGCTTAGTTAAAACCCTAAAAGTGACGGCCAGTCCGCTCCCGAGCTGGCCTGTCACCCTCTAGATTGAAAGGAAACGAGATGCCAACAATCGTCACGGCTGCAGAGCTAAGAACCATTCTTGGCGTCTCGTCCTCCCTTTATTCAGACGCTTACTTGAGCGATATTGTGGATGCTAGTGAGAATCTAGTTCTTCCAATGCTCGTAACGTTCCAAAGCAAAATTAACAAAGTATCTTTAGAAAATAACGTTGCCTATTTTCACACCGCGACAATTCACGAATTCACCGAAGGTCAGTCGGTTGTTATCACAAGTGTCGGAGCGCCATTTAACGGCACTCACACAGTTACAGATGATTTAATTGGCCCCTATGTATTTACCGCCGCCATCACAAATGCTGACGTATTGGAAAAGAACATTATCCCAGCCGGAAACGCTGCGCTCTCTGGCGCATCAACCTATGTGGGAAATGCCAACGTCGAAGCTGCAGTTTTGGCTATTTCTGTCGAAATCTTCCAAGCCAGAACTGCCGCTGGAGGATCAATCGAAGGCATAGATTTTGCAGTTACACCTTACAGACTCTCTAAGAATTTATTGGCAAAGGTAACTGGCCTACTTGGCCCCTATCTTGACACCGATGCGATGGTGGGTTGATGCCCGCCTCAACAGTCTTATCTTCTATCCGGACACCGCTGGCAACTGCACTCGCGTCCGTTTCGGCGAATGTTTATAGTTATGTTCCCGAAGCTGTGCAAGTTCCAGCGGTTATTCTTGTCCCAGATTCACCTTATCTCGAATTAAACACAATTAACGATTCAACAATTCACGCCAAGATCAATATGACGATTACTTGCGGAGTTGCTTATCTTTCCAACCCAGCTTCTCTTGACAATCTTGAGCAGCTGATATTTTCAGTTTTGGCAGTAATTCCGGACGGCTACACAGTCGGCCCAGTAGAACGGCCATCGGTTACGCAAGTGGGTGCAGTCAATTTATTGGTTGCCGATATTCGCGTTTCCACCTATTACACACAAACCAACTAAGGAGAAAACGTGGCAACCACAGTAATTACCGGTCGCGACATTTCGCTGTCTTTCACAGGTGGAACGGACATCGAAGCCCAAGCGACAAACGCGGTATTGACTAAGACCAACGTTCGCGAGACCTATCAGACTCTCGACGGCGAGGCTTACAAAACAGTTAATATCGAAGGCACTTTCCAGCTCGATATGCTCGCAGACTGGGGTAAGGCTAACTCTGTATGCGAAGCTCTTTGGGCAGCAGCAGAATCTGCACCAGATACAACAATCAGCGTAACCCTAACCGCTGCAACTGGCGCACAATTTGTTTTCCCAATCCTTCCAGAATTCCCCACAGCTGGCGGATCAGGAATTGATGCACAAACAGTATCGTTCACCTTCAAAGTATCGAAGGGCGACGTAACAGAGACCTTCAGCTAAGAGATCGGAGCATCGGGAGATGAAGTTATCAATAACAATTAAATACAACACGGGCGAGTCGGTTACTTATGTAGCCGGCTTACCCGAGTGGGCTAAGTGGGAACGCAAAACTGGCAAATCCATTTATTCGATGAAGGATATTTCGGCTTACCAACAAGCGGACTTTTTAGATCTTGCTTATTACGCTTACAAGCGCGAAGCGGCAGGAAAGCCCACGAAGTCTCAGGAAATCTGGGAACTGTCCATTGATGAAATGCTGATTGGAGATGAAAGCCCAAAAGCTACGAGTCCGGAAGCGTAAATCGGCTTCTTGTCGAAGTCGCAATAGCGACCGGAATCCCAATGAGCGAGTGGACGGACATCGAACAAGTATTAACGGCAATTGAGATATTGAAGGAGCGCAAAGGTGGCAGATGAACCAATCAGCTATGACAAGCGCGAACTTCGTTCAATCATTACCGCGTTCAAAGCGATGGACGATGAAGCTATTGATGCGGCTAAACGCGAAAGTTTTGCGCTCGCTCAATATGCCGCCAACGAGGTTAAGGCCTACGGCATCACCAGAACATTTGGACAAGCCGTTGTCGATCGCATTACTTCTGGCGTTAAAGTTTCCAAAACCTCGAAGATTGGCGAGTTCTCTTATGGATTCGCGAGTCAGCGTTTCTCTGGTGGCGGATCAACTAAAGACCTCTGGGCAGGTTACGAATTCGGATCTAATCGTTATCGTCAGTTCCCACGACGCACCCCACGTCAAGGCAGAGGAAATTCTGGCTATTTCATCTATCCAGCCCTTCGCAAAATTCAGCCTCAATTGATTGCCAAATGGGAAGATGCGTTTTCTAAGATTCTCGGAAAGTGGGACGACTAATGGCTGGAAGTAGAACCCTCAAGTTATCAATCCTCGCTGACGTTGATGACTTAAAAAAGAAGCTGGATATTGGCTCCAAAGAGGTTGAAGGTTTTGGCGGTAAATTAGAAAAATTTGGCAAGATTGCCGCTGCTGCTTTTGCCGCTGCCGCTGCTGCGGCTGCTGCCTATGCTGGCAAATTAGCCATTGAAGGCGTTAAAGCGGCCATAGAAGATGAAGCTGCACAGAAGCGCTTAGCCCTAGCGTTAGAGAACGTCACAGGGGCCACAGAAGCCCAAATTGCGGCAGTTGAAGAGCAGATTAGTAAGACGGCTCTAGCTACTGGCGTAGCAGACGATAAGTTGCGTCCAGCCCTTCAGAGACTTGCGACAGCCACAGGATCCGTTGAGCAGTCACAAAAACTATTAACTCTCGCTCTTGATATTTCAGCCGCTACCGGCAAAGACGTCGAGACAGTTTCCAACGCCTTAGGTAAAGCTTATGAAGGCAACACGGCTTCACTTGCTCGTTTAGGAATCGGTTTATCAGCTGCGGAAATCAAAACGATGGGATTGCAAGGCGCAGTAACGCAATTAGGTCAAACCTTTGGCGGTGCAGCTGCGACTCAAGCCAATACCTTCGAAGGCCAGATTGCTAGGTTGCGAGTTGGCTTTGATGAAGCCAAAGAAGCAATTGGCGCTCAACTATTGCCAGTCATTCAGAGACTTCTTGATTACGTTGTGAACGTTCTCATTCCAAAATTCCAGGAAGCAAAACGAGCAGCCATTGATCCAATAGTTCAAGCCTTTAAGAATAACGAAGCAGCTTTGCGCGACTTATGGTCTTTCATCAAAACCTATTTAGTCCCCATTTTTGAAACGGCTTTAGTAGGAGCAATTAAATCAGTCGGAGCCACAATTGCTGGAATCATCAACATCATTGGCACAGTCACCAGCAAAGTTAAAGAATTGGCTAATGACGTTATTGACGCAGTTAATAAGATTATCCGCGCTTACAACTCAATTCCCATTCTCCCTAACGTTTCAACGATTCCTAATATCTCCACAACAACCACTTCGAGGACTGGAAGCGTTCCAACGGCAAGCCTGCCATTTGGCGGCGCTTCAATCATTCCACCATCAAGCGGTTCGGCTAACGTAACACCTTCAACGCCTACAACAAGAGTTACAACCCCGACAACATCGGCGCCAAAGGTCACAACAACCCCAAGCGTCCCAGTTGGATCATCTAGCGCCATCACAGTTCCGGTATCCTCTGGCGGATTCTCAAGATTGGCAGATGCTCAAGGAATTGCGCCCGTAACTATTAATGTCAATGCCCCTAGCGCAATTGATGAAGAAGGCTTTACTCGAGCAGTTGTATCAGCCCTTAACAATTCAAACTCTCGCGGAACTGGTGGCGGAAGCCAGTTGTTTGGAATTAGACAAGAGTTATGACAGCTTGGACGCCCGAGTATCGCGTTTTAATTAACGGCACAGATGCCACAGATTTAACCCTTGTCGGCTTCACCGCTACCTCTGGCCGCACCGACGTTAATACCCAAGCCCAAGCCGGTTATTGCAATTTGCAGCTCATTAATGCGACCAACGCGTTTTATGATTGGAGCGTCAATACTGGCGTAACGCTTGAAGTCAAAGATACGAGCGGCAACTGGGTTAGCCTATTCGGTGGACGAATTAGCGATGTGACAACAAGTGTGAGAACTGCTGGCGAAGTCGCTTATGTAACTCAAATTCAAATCTTTGCTCTAGGCGCATTATCTAAACTCTCTAAAGCCATCTGGATTGACTCGTTAGCCCAAGATGATGATGGCGACCAGATTTACACAATTCTTAGTTCTTTGCTTTTAGCATCTTGGAATGAAGTCAGCCCAGCGCAACAATGGAGTAGTTACGATCCAACAACGACGTGGTCCAATGCTGGCGACGTAGGGCTTGGCGACATTGATAGACCCGGCCAGTATGAAATGGAGCAACGTTCAGCCAGCCCAATTGATTACTATTCAATCGTCACCCAAATCGCCAATTCAGCTCTTGGCTATGTTTATGAGAACGCCAATGGGGAAATTGGTTACGCAGACGCAGCTCATCGGCAGACATACCTACTCGCTAACGGATACACGGAATTGGACGCTCGCGAGGCTTTCGCGGCTGGCATCAAGCAATCTATCCGCTCGGGCAAAATCATCAACGATTATCAGATCAACTACGGCAACAACTTTAACAGCTCCAAATCGGCGTTAGACCAAGATTCAATTGACCTTTATGGCCTTTACTCAGTTCAAGAGAATTTGTTGGTTCACGATGCCACAGACGCTCAAAGTATCGTAGATCGCCAAATTGCCCTACGCGCCTATCCTCGCCCATTATTCGATTCAATAACCTTTCCGCTTCAAAATCCCGAAATGACTGACGGCGACCGAGATGCTTTGATAAATGTATTTATGGGTCAGCCGGTCAAAATAACCAATCTGCCCATCAATATCTACGGCGGCGAGTTCACCGGCTATATCGAAGGCTGGACTTGGCAAAGCACCCTAAATGGGCTTTCATTGACTTTCACCGCATCACCGACTGAGTTCAGCGCAGTAGCCCAGACTTGGGATCAAGTGAACGCGGCAGAAACGTGGAATAGCATACTTAATACGCTAGAATGGCAAGACGCGATAGGAGTAATCAGCTAATGGCAACAACAACAAACTTCGGGTGGGAAACCCCTGACGATACAGATCTTGTCAAAGATGGCGCTCTGGCGATGCGCACTTTGGGCAATTCGATAGATACTTCTTTCGTTGATCTTAAAGGCGGCACAACAGGACAAAATCTGCGTAAAAATTCAAACACAGATTTGGATTTCACTTGGGCTGGCGATGCAACAAATACAGTCGTAGACGCAGCAGGTGATTTATTATATGGAACTGCCGCAGACACTTTGGGCAGATTGGCAATTGGCACTACAGGTCAAGTTTTAACTGTATCAGCTGGCGTTCCTGCTTGGTCTAGTCCGGCAAGTGGCGGCGGAATGACTTCATTGGCAACAGGTACTTTGGCATCAGCAATTGAAGGGGCAAGCATCACAAGTATCAGCGGTTCCTATAATCATTTGCAATTATTTGTATATGGTTATCAATTCAGCCAAGACGGATATTTATGTTTTAGATTCAATTCTGATTCCACGTCAAACATCTATCAATGCTCAATTCAAAATTTTGATAATTCTGGAACAAGTGTTGATGAAAATTTTTCTGGATTAACTTTGGTAAGTGGTAATGGTAATTATTCCGCCAATCTTAATGGCACAGGATACATTGCCTGTTTAGATTTGTTTAATTATGCATCAACTTCAATGCAAAAACATTTTAGATTGACTGTAAGTGATGAAGCTAATTCTGGTTCACCTTATGTTAGCCGAGTTATCACTGGACGATATAAATCAACATCGGCTGTTACTTCAGTTCAAATTAGAACGGAAGGAACGCCGACGACATTTGCGGCAGGTTCTTATCTATTATACGGAGTCAAATAATGAGCGAATTTAAATTAGTGCATAATTTGGAGACTGGTGAAATTTCGGAAGTCGCTTTAACAGCAGATGAAATCGCGCAAAATGTCAAAGATGCTAAAGATGCTGAAAAATTGCGACAAGAAGCCGCGATTGCGAAAGCTAAAAAAGAAGCTGCTTTGGCAAAATTAACCGAATTAGGTTTGGATTTAGACGATCTGAGAGCTCTTGGTCTTGGCTAAACTTTGTAAAGCGGGGCAGCAATTAAGGGAGCAGATAGATGACGATTATCCTGATCGCGACCGCAAGTCTGATGGGTGGATTGCTGATGCTCGCCATATGGCAAAAGGCACTTCAGACCATATACCGCAAGATGGAATAGTCCGCGCTCTTGATATTGATGCTGATCTCAATGCACACAAAGAAGAGGCTTATGCCCTTGTGGAGAAAATCCGCAAGTGCGCCAAGCGAGGCGATAAGCGAATCAAATACATTATTTATGATGGCAAAATTATGAGTCCGATTATGAATTGGAAGCGCAGAAAATACAGGGGTGCTAACCCTCACCGCTCGCATTTCCATATTAGCTTTACAACTTTGGGAGACAAAGACGGCAACTGGTTCGACCTCGAAGGAGATAAACAAAATGGCAGAATTGAAACTGATGGCGGGAACGTGGGCGAAAACATTCGTCGCGACGGCTCTTTCAACATACCTCTCAGTCGGACTTCAACCCGATTACATTCTCAATGCAGCACTTGTGAGTGTGTTGCCTTCCGTGATTAACTGGCTGAACCCCAACTACGAGCGTTACGGCAAAATCAAGTAATGGCAGCCTCCGACCTCGCCGCGACCATCGCCAGCGTTCTCGGATCAATCGGCCTACTTATCGCCGGACTGAGATACATCATAAAACTTGAGAATCTGCCCATTGTGTCGCGCCTCGACAAGATGGAGTCTCAGTTAGAATTAGCCCTCTCAGCAAAGGTGGCTAGAAATGGCAACAAGAAAGCGCGCTAAGAAACCAGCCAAGAAGGTGGCAAAACGTCGCAAAACGACGAAGGAGCCAATCCTTACTAAGTTGGATTTCTGGGCTATTGCTGCCAAAGAAGTCTATGACGCTTGCCGCAAAGCCGGAATGGACGAAGGAACAGCTCTCGCCTTTGCTATGGATAGAAGCTCTTATCCCGATTGGATTGTTGATCCAAGCGACCCAATAAAAAATCCGCTCGATGATTGGGAGGAGGACGACTAATTTACCTTCGCGAGGTGGAACT